GGCGACGCGCAGTGGCGGCTTCTGATGCTTTCAAACGAATACGATTAGGTGGAGTACTCCGTGTGGCTGGTGCCACTGGCGAAGTAGTTCTAGTTGCACGGCGGGGTGTATCTTCATACTCCTCTTCCGGTTCTGACGCCCTTTTCTTAGGAGGCGGATCGTCTTCCTCGTAGCTCTGGTCACTTTCAAAGTGCTCAGGAAATCTTTTGCGCATCGTTTTGTCGATGGTTTTGAAGTACTCTTCAGTACCTACATATTCCGCACCATACTCTTTCTGTAACTTCCTGTCAATACCCATTGCGGTCATTGTCATTTCGTCGTCTTTACCCCACCAATCACTGTTGCGTTCAATCCACTTTTTAGTGCGAGGGGTAAGATTAGGTTGCTCGGATTGGGCAGATGTGAATTCTCTTTCGTCCACCTCAATGGGCTTCATACCTGAAGCCTTGTCCATACGTAGCGTTGCTTTGGCAATTTCTGCCTGCGCGTCTGTTAGGGTATCAACATCCCCTGCTTCGTAGGCTTCCTTGAACCGTTGCTTGGCGGAATCAAGCTCAAGCTGTGCGCTGGATTGCGACTGCTCAATCAGTACTTTGCTCCCGCTAGAAAGCTGTTGTTGAAGTTTTTTGTTTTCTTCGATGACTTGTCGTGCGTAGGCTTCAGTTGCCTCGCGTTCCCGCACGGCCTGTTCTTTTGCCCTACGTTCGTCGTGATAGCCACGGGTGAACTTCTTCATCCGCGCCTGAACTTTTTCATCGTAAGTGGCCAACTCGTCTTCAGTTGGGTCTTCCACCGGCTCTTTCATGGGCTTTCGGCCACGATCTTCCGGCGGAGTATCGTCCTCGATCTCTACTTCAAACTTGTCTTCAGCAGCAGCTTTCTCTGCTTTTTCATCGGGAAACTCATATGTGTCTTCAAATTTTGTTGCCATGTTTTTTCCTTTAAGCAGCGCGGGTGATGCCACGCGGATCTTCCACAACCGCTTCCACGCTGTCATCGTTGATGATGCGGAACTCTCGGCCATGAATCTTCAGACGGGTGCCTGAATTGGGTCGGACGATGACGAAGTCACCTTCCTTGCACGACGGGCCACTTGGGAACCGTGCGGTATCTTTATAGGCATCAGGGCCAACCTTGACTACAAACAGCACTGGGGTCAGTACTTCTTCATAGTGCATGGATTGAGTTGATTTCACAATACCAATTTCACTGTCTGCAAACTCTTCCATTGCTTCAGGAACAACGCACAGAAGGTGGAAAGTTTTAGGATCAGGCAACTGCTTTGCTTTATCTTCGGCGCTCGTGTTAAGAATGCCAGACAAATCTACCGCAGCGACATCAAATTCAGTCATCAGAATACTCCAGTTTTTTCGCAAGGTCTTTGACAAGTTGTTCTGCATGAGTTAGACCCCGAATAACTCCGCAAACGTGCCGATACTCGGCAAAATCTTTAGCGCCACCACCGTTTAAAAACACGGATTGATCCTCGCGTAACTTGTCAACTTCTTTGAGGAGGTATGTAAGCGCTTGTTGATTCATTTATTCCCCTTTTTTGGTTGTTGCTGTTTCTGCTGTGCTGATCTTTGCGCTTGCTGTACGGCCATCTGAGCGCGGTGCTTGGCAGCGTCGATGCCCATACGCACGCCTTCAGTCTCTTGTTGTTTGTTGAGTTGATCCCGTTTAGCAGCGGCTTGCGCTCCAACCTGCATGGCGGCAATCTCTTTTTGGGCCTCAATACGAGACTTCTCGATCTCCAACTGGTCAGCTTTGGCAGCAGCATCAATCTGTTGCTTCTGCTGTTTCAACTGCAACTCGCCTTGTTTCAACTGAAGTTCTTGCATCTGCATCTGAACGATTGGATCCTGCATCTTCTGCTGGTTTTGTTGCTGCTGAGCCTGTTGCTGAGCTTGCTGGGTCAACTGTTGTGACGCCTGTGCAGTCATCATGGCAATCTGATCGGCCAACTCTGGAGACACTTGCTTGTTCTGCTCCTCGTTTGGCAGTGGCATACCGATGGCCATCTCCACTTGCTTGCGGTACTCAAACGCAATGTGCTCGTTGATGTGCGCCATAGCTGCTGCCATGATTGTTTGAGCCTGTGGGTTCATCTGCATTAACTGCACAATCTTCGGATTTTGGATTGCCGCCATGTGCGCTTGGATGTGAGCTTCGTGGTTCTGCTCGATGAACGCCTTGACTGGCTTCATGATGAGGATGTTCTGGTTCTCCTGCACTGGGTCGGTTGGCACTTGGTCATCTTCCACCGGCACTAACTTGCTGGCGTTCTTGATGCCCAACACCTCAATCATTTGGCGATGCAACAGAGGTAAGTTATAGAGTTGTGGTGCAGACTGAGCCAACTGAAGAACAGCTTGATACTGCACAATCTTTTGTGCCATCGTTGCTGCATTTGGGTCACTGACAGGTATAACATCTGTGCTGTCATAGTCCGATTTCTTGGCTTTGCGACCAGCTTCTTCAGGTTCATAGTCATACTCCTCTGGCGTATAGTCAGCGATGATAGTTTTGAGTAAGCGGAACTCTTGCTTCATGGTGTAGTGCAGACGCGCTTGCACCGCTGTCATCACCTTGAGCGTGCGCTCCAACAGAGCTAGTGTTGTACCTACTGGGGCGTTGGTACTCATATCAGACACGTTCATATCACCTGATGATGCAAACGCACGGCCTTCTTGAACTATGTTCTGGAACAACGCAAACAGAACCTGTGACGGCTCCTTGTACGGCAGAGGCAGGATGTTGTCCCTGATTGAGCCGCTTGGGACGTCTACATCTCGGAACTCTCCGGGCTGGATAGGTGTATCGTCACCTTTGATGCGGAGACCACGAGACTTGAGGCCACCGGGTAAGTTCGAGAGTGTTCCTGCATCCACGAGTTGACGGATGAGCATCGTCGCCGATTTCGCGTAGCCGCCGATAAGGTGAATAAGACCGTAACCATAGAATCCAAAACCGGGGATGTATTGGTAGTGGACAAAGTGCTGGCGCTTGGTGTGGAGTTCATCGTCTTCATACCAATTTCTCCTGATAGCTAGAATTTTGCGCGTGCCTTTTTCTATAGTAACTACGTATGGCAGTGCTATGCCTGTCTCTTTGCCCTTCTTGTCAGTGTGCTCAAACCCAGCCAAGTCCAAGTCAACGTGCATCTCAAGGAACCGGAAGCGATCATCGTTGAGGGCTGACATGCCCTGCTCTTCGGCCTTTTGCTTCTCAATGTCGTCCAACTCATGCGTAGGTTCACCCAAGTCCACATCGAGATAGAACCCATCTTGCTGCAACTTCTTAACTTCATTCTGGGTCTTGCGCATCACATGAGTAACACGCTCGGCACTCTCCAAGTTACTCGCACCATACGGCACTACTATGTCCTCGGCTGGAATGAACACCGCGACTTGACGACCTTTGCTCGGGTCGTAGTACACCTTCTTGAACGCTGAGCCTGCGAGTGGCAGCGACCACAACATCTTCTCGTGCTCTGGGCGGTACTCGACCATCACCTCAGTCAACTGATAGTTCATGTCCTCGCGCACGCGAGCGGCAGCTTCTTCACGAAGTACGTCAACCGCGCCTACGATCTGAGTCTTCACAGGCCCCATTGCTGGGAACGTCTCCATCATTGCTTCGGACTGGAACCGTACGACTGACTCGGTCAACATGGGGTGGAACACGCCACAAGCACCCTGCCAAGGTTCAGTTCTGTCTTCGTACTGCAAGCCCAACAACTTCAGGCCATCGACATAGGTTTTGATCCAGTCTTTGCGATCCATTACGTCTTTGCCAAAGTCCTCAACCAAGTCATTACCTAGTGAATCTAAGTCGCCCTCGTCCATGTACTCAGCGAGGTTGGCATCAAAGTCATCCGATGTTTCTCTTTGGGGTTTCAGGTCGATCTCAATGTCGCCCATGTCCAGACTTACTGACTCTGGGTCTTCGATCTCAATCTCCAAGTCAGGTTGTCCCGCCAAATCGGAAAGGCCCATAGGGGCTTGGTACAAACTTTTGTCCATTGAACTCGTTGCCATTTTGTGTCCTTACACTGTGTAGTACCGCTCGGTGCGGTAACCTTTGAAATACCGAATGTCTTCAGGCTCATCGCTTGGTAAGCGCAAGAACCCACCTTGTCTAAATCTCATGAGCGCCAGAGTCGTTGCGTCCACCAAGTCGTCGTGTTCGCCTGATGGAAATTCAGCAATCTCGTCTACCAATTCTTCAGCCCACCTAGTGTTTGGCACCCACACTTTCCCAGACGCAATTATGTCTGAGACTGCGTTGAGACGAGCAATCTTGTCCTGCCCTTTACCGGGAGTGAACTCCTGCACAGGTATGCCCATCGCTCGCAGGTCATAGATCAACGGCGCTCCCGATGCTTTCTTCTCTATAAGCACTCCGTCCGGCTCGTACATGTTGTACTCTGCCAGCACGTCACGCTTCAAGTCCGGGTACTCGACCCGCTTCTTATATGTGTTGAGCAAGATGATGTTCGAGGTGCCGTAGTCCTCATCATTCTTAAATATCCCCCACGTCGTGCCCGCAGAATAGTCGGCGCGGTTGTTCTTCTCGAACGCCGTGTCCCATGTCTGGAGGATGTATTCACACTGGGGTGGCCGGTCTTGTTCCCATATCTTCCACCAGTCGCGCTTGATGATGGCTGACTCGTTGCCCACTGGGTTCTGCTGGTACTGGGCTTGCCACTTGGCGTTTGGCAGTTCGTTCCTCAG